TACGACCCATATTAAACATCATATTAACCAAGATCTGCTGGACTTCGTCTGGTAGGTCGTTAAAGTTCCCTCTGCCGTATAGAGCGTCACATTCTCCGATGGCAAGGTCAAGGTCTGCTTCGAAACACTCCTTAACTCGTTCTTCCGAGATTCCAGTACCAACTGGTTGTCCGTGTTCCGGGTCACTTTCGAGGACAAGGTGACCAACTCCAAACGTGGGGTAACCGAGGTGATCGTTGTAGATGACATATTCGACTCCTTCGTCGATCTTAAGTTGTTCGTAGACAGCTTCACGGTTCATTTACTTTTCCTTTATATTGTGGTAGAATGGTTACATGATGACAGAATTTTATACTCAAGTACACACATACGGCAATTACATGCACGTACGAGGCTTTAATGCAGATGGTTCTCGTATGCAAAAAAGATTCCGCTATGATCCCTATTTATTCGTTCCGTCGAACGTAGAAACAGGATATACCGATATTTATGGTAATCCAGTTCAAAAGAAATATAAAGATGAAAAAACTGGGCAAATATGGCAAATATGGGATGCTAGACAATACATCAAAAAATTCCAAGAAGTCGAAGGATTCAATGTTTATGGTCTTGATCGTTTCGATTACGTTCACATTTATGAGAAGTATCGCGATCAAGTTGTAGACACTAGTAAGATCAACATCGTCAACATCGACATCGAGGTGGCATCAGACGATGGATTCCCTGAACCCGCAGACGCTGACAAAGAAATCACAGCGATTGCTCTACGTCGACGTAATATGACAGTTGTACTCGGTTGCGGTGACTTCGAGACAGATGACGAGAATGTATACTACATCAAATGTAAGCACGAGTATGACTTACTACATAAGTTCATCGACGAATGGCGAAACATGGATGCCGATGTCATTACGGGTTGGAATACAGAGTTTTTTGATATTCCATATCTGTACAACAGAATCTCAAAGATACACGACGAAGAAATGGCCAATCGACTTTCGCCATGGAATCGTGTCGACAGAAAAAATGTGTTTAGGCAAGGAAGTGACAAGCAATCTCCAACATGTAGAATTATCGGTATCGAACAACTTGATTATCTTGCCATCTACAAGAAGTTTAGATTACAACCACGTGAATCATACAAGCTTGACTTCATTGCTGAGACAGAACTCGGCACGAAGAAAATTGACTATAGCGAGTATGGTAATTTGCACGAGTTGTACAAGAACAACTTCCAAAAGTTTATCGAATACAACATTCGTGACACAGATCTTATCTTCGAGTTGGAAGAGAAACTCGGTTTTATCGAGCAAGTGTTTGCGATTGCTTATGATGCTAAAGTCAACTATACTGACACGCTCGGTACAGTTGGTATCTGGGACGTCATCATTCACAACTATTTGATGGATCAAAACAAAGTCATCTCAATGAAACGACCACCTAAATCAGATCGTCAGATCGAAGGTGGCTACGTCAAAGAACCTATCGTTGGTATGCACAAATGGGTAATGTCATTCGACCTTAACTCTTTGTATCCACACCTCATTCAGCAATACAATATCTCACCTGATACTGTAATCAATAAGACAGATGATCTCTTCGAAATTACTGCAAAGGCAAATGTTGATACTGTACTCAACGAAGAACTTGACTTATCAGATCTCAAAGATTTTGATGTTACAATGACACCGAATGGTAAAATCTATCGCAGAGATTATCAAGGCTTTCTACCAAAATTGATGGCCAAGATGTACGATGATCGTGTGTTATACAAGAAGAAAATGTTCGAAGCGAAGTTGGCTAATCAGAAGAATCCATCACGTGAACTCGAGATTGACATTAGTCGATACCACAACCTACAACACGCCAAAAAGATTCAGCTGAACGCAGCTTATGGTGCACTCGCAAACAAATACTTTCGATGGTTCGACAACGAGAATGCCGAAGCTATCACCATGGCTGGTCAGTTGTCTATTCGATGGATCGAGAAGAAGCTCAACGCATGGTTGAACAAGATACTCGAGACTAAAGGACGAGACTATGTGGTTGCAATCGACACCGATTCAGTGTATGTCTCATTCGACAAGATGGTCGAGCTGACTCAACCGAAAGATCCAGTCGAGTTCCTCGATAAAGTTGCAAAGACACAAGTCGAAGCATTCATCGATCGATCATATCAAGAACTTGCTGAATATACGAATGCATATGCACAGAAGATGATCATGAAACGTGAGAACATCGCTGATAAGGCAATATGGACTGCCAAAAAGCGGTACATCATGAATGTGTATGACTCCGAAGGTGTACGCTACGACGAGCCCGATCTCAAGATGATGGGCATCGAAGCCATTCGATCGTCAACTCCTGCAGTGTGTCGTGAGTACATTAAGAAAACACTCGAACTGATTATGGCAACTGACGAGACTACTGTACAGAAATACATCGCAGACATTCGTCAAGAATTTCGTACACTCAAGTTCGAACAAGTTGCATTCCCTCGATCATGTAACTTCATCAAGTGGGAAACTAACCACAAAACTGGTCAGCGATATCCTGGTACATATGCCGATAAGGACACTATTTACAAAAAGGCTACACCGATTCAGGTAAAAGGTGGTTTACTGTACAACCACTATTTGCATAAATATAACCTGACTAAAAAATATGAAGAGGTAAAAAGTGGCGAGAAGATCAAGTTTAGTTATTTGGTCAAGCCGAATCCATTCAGAGACACTGTGATCTCATGTCCTGATGTATTACCACACGAGTTTGGTCTCGAGCAATACATCGACTACGATACACAATTTGTCAAAGGCTATCTCGACCCAATCGAAATCATCTTGCATGCAATCGGTTGGAAGTCGGAAAAGATAGCTACACTCGAGGATTTTTTCTCATGACAGATGAGAAGCAAGCAATAAATTTGGAAGAATTTGATTTCGGTTTTAGTTTGGTCGATGCTGATCAACTTGAAGCCGTGCAGCAAGTCAAAACGGAATTGACTAGTACAGCCACGGAAGTTGCAGAATGGCAAGCACAGGCTGAACAATGGAGGCAAAAGGCTCAGCACATCTATAATGCCGTCCAACCATTATTGAGCAATCTTTCGAAAGAGCCTGAGAAAGAATATATATTATGGCCAGGTACTGATCGCGTCAACAAGATCAATGCCTTTAAACTGAAACTAATGCAAATCCTGGAGGATTAATATGAAGTATTTGCTAGCGTTTATTGCACTAATGCCGCTCACCGTGCTTGGTGCAACTGTAATTAACTATGATGATGGATCTACTTATACGCTTGAAGATAATCAAGAGATCTACATCAGCACTCCTAATAGCGCCTTATTTAAGCGCCAGCTCATGAAAAATAAGGACACATTCTTTCGTGTGCAGAAGCCATGGTCAAAGCGCGACTATGTCCCAGATCCCGATGGCACTGACGATATGGTTGTTGGTTCACATGAATGGTGTGTAGCATATATACCATGGCATGAAGGTTTGACTTTTGATATGATCTCTTGGCAGCGTGCATGCGATACTAATAACGATGGAAAGTATGACGAGAATGATGACAAGTGGCCTGAGGGCGAAGGCTGATTAATGGCATACTCCAAAGAGGTACTTGACCACTATGATAACCCAAGAAACGTTGGAAAATTTGATGATGAGGATGAGTCGATCGGAACAGGCTTGGTTGGCGCTCCTGCTTGCGGAGATGTCATGCGGTTGCAAATCAAAGTATCGGATGACGGAGTTATTGAAGATGCTCGATTCAAAACTTTTGGATGTGGATCCGCAATTGCATCGAGCTCTCTTCTCACAGAGTGGGTCAAAGGCAAAAATCTTGATCAAGCATATGCGATCAAAAATACTGACATCGCTAAAGAACTATCGCTTCCACCAGTAAAAATACATTGTTCTGTTCTTGCTGAGGATGCTATAAAATCTGCTATAGATAACTATAGACAAAAAATTAGAGAATAGAGATGCAGTATTCATTTCCCATTAGTCTCATGGCTTTGGCCATGGGCCTTGTTTTATCAGCTGTCGCTGGTTTTTTTTCCGTTGTAGGTCTAGGATTAATTTTCGCAGGTGCATACTGGTCTGTTGTTGTCATGGCAGGCACTCTTGAAGTTTCGAAAATTGTAGCAGCTTCATGGATATATCGTAATTGGTCGATAGCTCCATGGATCATGCGCATGTATATGACAATAGCTGTCATTGTGCTTGTGTTTA